CTGGAGATATTTGCCTTTATGGTATTGCTTAACAATTAACAACAACAACTAACAAGGAATAAATTATGGCAAGACATCATAATATTAATGGAAATATAGTTCCATTTACTGCTGAAGAAGAAGCAGCTAGAGATGCTGAAGAAGCACAAGCTGTAATAGACGCACAAACTGCAAAAGATGCAGAAGATGCCAAGAAAGCTAGAATAGCATCTGCTAAAACTAAACTTCAAAATTTAGGTTTAACACTTGATGAAGTTAAGGATGCTTTTAATATTTAATTGCTATGACTAAAAAGAAATCTGCTACATCACTTGCTCAACAAAGTGTCGGAATAAGATTAAGCTCACATGAGAAAATCTGTGCAGAGAGAATGAATAATTTAATAACATCAATAGGAAGATTAGAAAAAAAAGTAGATACATTATCTGATAGTGTTTCTAAAGGTAAAGGCATTGTAGCTGTCCTGGTATTTTTTGGATCTATAGCTGCTGCTTGCATAGGCTATCTCAATATAAAATAGGAAAAAAATGACAATGATAAGAGAGCCAGGAGACTGGCAAGAGGATTGGTGTAACTTTACACCAGATGAATTTAGGTGCAGCTGTTGCAACAGACTAGAAATATCTTCTGATATTATGGATCTGTTACAAAAAGCTAGGAATGATTTAGGTCCATTAACAATAACATCAGCTTATAGATGTCCAGATCATAACAGCAGTGTATCATCAACTGGTCCTTCTGGACCTCACACTACTGGTTTTGCCGTTGATATTCATGTCTCAAACTCTCAACATAGAAAACAACTGATTGATTACTTTGCAACTAAAGTAACTGGATTAGGAGTTGCTAAAACTTTTTTACATATAGATTTATTAAACGCAGAACATGGTTTTGAAATGAGACCTAACGCATGGAAATATTAATATGTGGTTTGCTTTACTAAAAAATCCACTAACAAAACTTATAGCTGAAAAGACTATTGGAGCTGTTACTCATAAATTAAAAAAAGATGCTATCTTAAAACAGAAAGAATTAGATCATGCTAATTCAGTAGATATACAATCTCTTAAAAGCAGCGATAACAGTTTAAAGGATGAGTGGTTAGTTATTGTATTTAGTTTAATTTTTGTAGCTCACTTTGTACCATACTTGCAAGAGGCTATGTTAAGAGGCTGGGAAATCCTGGAGTTAGCTTCAGACTATTTCTGGATAATCATTTTAACTATTGTTGGTGGATCTTTTGGATCTTCTGGAATTACCAAGTTTCTTAAAAAGAAGAAGTAATGGCTAGGATAAAGTTTGTCCATTTTGTACCAAGAGAAAAACCTCCAAAACTTGGTCCTGGCAGACACAAAAAAAATTTAAACAAATCAGAAAAACGACAACAAAAGACTACTAGATATAAAGGTCAAGGCAGATGAAAGTTTCAGAAAATACATCAATCTCTATGCCAATCAGAAATATGTTGGCAATAGTATCAGCAGTTGCTGTTGGTGTTTGGGCATACTTTGGTGTTATTGAAAGACTTAATAAATTAGAGACATCCGATACTTTATTCAGTGCTGATCTCTTAAAGAAAGCTGAACAAACTCCAAAGAATTTAGAGATCTTTATGCTGATAGAGCACAATGCAAAGATACTAGAAAAACACCAAGAACTACTTGATGAGAATATTCACTCTCAAGTGATGATTAAAAATTTAGAAGAGGATCTGAATAAAGCTGAAGAGAAGATTGAATATCTACTTAACCTTACAAGGAAATTAAATGGAAATAGTAATTAGCCTCCTACTCTTTTTAGGAGATCCACCAGTTTTGAAAGAACACTTATTAATGAAAAGTGTTGGAGAATGTTTGGAGAGAAAAAGGATAGCTCAAAGATCTACAAACAATGCTGAATTTAGATGCAGCAAAGTTAAAGCTGTAGTCAAAGATGGCAAAATAATTTCAATATCAAGTGCTGATTAATTAATGCGAAAAAGAAAACCTAAAATCCAGGTACAAGTTAAATGTGCCTATTGTGGATCTCAAACAGAAACATTCGTTTCATCATATCCAGATTATCTAAATTTCTGTCGAATACATACTCCAGGCAAAGAGCCAGAGAAAGACTGTATGACAGATTATTACAAGAAGAAAAAAAATGTACAAAAAAAAGAAAAAGACAAAAGCTTATTCTCACAAAAAGAAATCAGCTTTTAAGAAGAAGAAAAGATAATACACCTCTAAAAAGAATCTAAAATAGCGGTGAATTTGCTATATAAGATTTTCTCATTTCATGTTATAGATAACTTAATTAGGAGTTTTGATTTGGTTTTAAGAAAATAAATCTTGCACCATTTCTGCACCGAAAGTTTTTGACATAAGTAAATGATGTTAAATTATTATTGCTAGTCTTAAACAATTCTTGGTAACTTGATTAATAGTAACTTTGACTGTTAATCAATTGGTCGCAGGTTCGAGTCCTGCCCGAGGAGCCAAACTCCTAGTTGTTATGCAAACTAACATGAAAGGAGTATCTAATTGTTCTTATTATCCAAGATTTTCTCATCCGAATATGATTTTCTGAAAATTCTTGCACCATCTTGCACCATAATTATCGGTGCAAAGCGGTGCAGACACTTACAGCTAGTTATATTTAGAGTAGTTGACCTTGAAAAGTTATCTGAACAAATTAGAAAAAGTATATATGAGTATATACAGAGTAACACCAAAAAGAGGTAAGTGGATTGTTATCAGAAGATCAGACAGAGTAACTGTATCTTTAAAACCATTTGCCAATAAAACAGATGCGAATAATTTAGTTAAGGAACTTGAGGCTAAAGCCGCATTCAAAGAAAACAAAATTAATCAAGTTAAAGTAAATGGCATTAAGTTTATTGATGCCTTTAGAGACTTTGCCAATGCCAAAAAGAATGAGCACCAGGCAAGTCAAGGTATAAGACAAACATCCGCCAATAGATACGACATAACGTACAGATTAAGAATATTGAAATATCTTGCTGGACAAAATCGTATTGATAAAGATGTTAAAAATGACGAAAATGTCTTGCTTTCAGACTTTGGAAACAAGCACATGAAATCATTATTAATGAAAGCTTCGGATGCTGGAGAACCATATCAAACATTAGTTAATCTTGTAAAAGATATTAAGTATTTTTTAAGAGAAGCTAATGCAGATGGTCTAAATCCTAATATGAGTATGACTACTTTTAAGCTAGATCAGTTTGGTTATACAAAACCAAAAGATCATGAGAAGAAGTACGGCAAAGATATAATCATATTAGATGATGATAAGATAGTTGAGATGCTAACTCTACTGAAGAAAAACTTTGGTAAGAGTGTTGATGCAACTAATCAGTTTGCCATCATTTGTATGCTGTTTTTATTCGGTTTAAGAGCATCTGAATTGACTGGATTAAAAAGAGCTAATGTTGATCTTAAAAATTTAAGATTAAATGTTAAAGGTGTTTGGATTTCATCTGAAGGTGGCTATCTAAATCAGACTAAAAATACTGGAAGCAGAAGATCTATTGAATTTGGTAAAGCTGCTTTTGATTTTTTAAGTCAATGGATGGCTTATCTAAATGAACATCATAGACATTCAATCTGGTTGTTTCCTGGTATAAAAGGTAATGGACCACTTTGTTATAAATACATCAATGCCAATGTATGGAAAGTCTATGCAACGATTGGATTAGCTGACATCACTTGTAAAAGAGATGGTCATGTTATTATCAATTCATCTCCATTAAAAGGTCAACCAACTAAAATGTTTAGACATAGATTAGCTAGTCATTTAATTGATGCTATGAATAAGCATGACATACTATCTCAAAACCAAGTTAAAACTATTGTTGGTCATACAAAGTTTGCAACTACCGCAGAGATATATGGTAACAAACTTTTAAGAATGACCGATGAAACTAGGAATGAATTAGCAGATGCTAAAGAAGCTGCAACTCATTCTGATTTACTTTCTCAAGTAATTTCAAAAAAAAATTAGGTATGTAAGGTTATGGAGGCTGCAAGATCGCAGTCTCCGTAGCTCTGTGTAAGACTTTTTTTTAAGATTTTTTAGGTTTTAGCATCTCTGCTTGTAAATGCTCTTTAAAGATAGTGTTTTCTTTTTTTAATTCTTCAATCTTTTTATTCAATTTAGTAATCTCTTTGTGCAGCTCTCCATTCATATATTTGTGCTGCTTCTCTATATTAGCCATCTCTTTATTTTCTTTTTCAAGATGTTCTATCTTTTTATTTAATGCAGCAATTATATTTTGATGCTCCTTGTCCAGGATAACTTTTTCTTGTAGCTTAATTTTTGTCATTCTTTTTTGCAGTTTCTCTATCAGCATCATCTAACACCTCATCCATAACAAGGTCATACAAGCCATTAGGATTTTCAATAAATGCTATTTCATTTTTAGTTTCTTTAATTATTTCTTTGCAATGGTCTTTAGCTTGCTCCAGGACTACAGTTAAATTAGGAAAATTAGATGGATAAACACCATAAATATATAAGTCATTAATAGCAGCTGCTACTCTACTCAATCCTTGGTATCTTCTTTTTAGTCTTTGTACTTTACTGTCATAATCTAAATCTATTGGAACATTAGCCATTTTTCCTCCACTTTGTATTTTCTATTTTTACTTCCATCTCTTTGACCTCCTGGTTAAGTGGCTCTGTACCTTCAGTTGCTTTTTCTTCAGACTCAAAAGTTTCTTCCAGAACAAAAGCCGCTTCACCAGTTGTTGTTTTAATTATTTTGCTCATTAATCATATTTCCATTATCAATGGTTTGTTTTATGTGTGGTTTGCTATTAGTTAATAAAATTTTAGCAATTTCTTTGCTTTGATTTGGTCCTTCAAAACTAACTACAACCATATACTTACATCCAGCATCTTGGGTTTGTTCCTGGACTTCTATTTCTATTTTATCACTTTCAACTATTCCCATTAATTACCTCTACTTTAGGAGCTGCATCTAAAACTTCATTCGTAACTGTAGATCTGTGAATGAAAGATGGGTCCACTAAATCATCTGTTTTAACTTTATAAAAATCAGCGATTTGTTTTAATCTATATGCAGATGGAATGATGTCTCCAGCTTCATACTTTTGTACATTTTGATGACTTACACCTATGTGAGCTGCTAATACTTTTTGCGGCTGTCCAAACTTTAACCTACAGAACCTCATATTAGATCCAAGCATTTCACAGAAAGTAATAAATTTTTGATCTCTAATTACTTTCATTTATTTTCCTCCATAAATTTAGCTATTTGTGTTTTTATTGCTGGTACATTTAGCTCTGGTGTTCTTTCAGCTGTTGCTGCAAAGCAAGTATCTGGCATTTGTTGAAATTTAGTGTGCATATTTAAAAAATATCCAACTTCTTTGTTGTTAGTCATTTTCTTTTTTAAATACCAAGCTGTGTTATCCAGTCTTTGAACTGGACCAGTTTTTTCATTAAGAAAGGTTTCCTTATCGTAGGAAATATAACTTTCTCTTTTTTTTCTGCTCATATTAAATCCTCCATACATGAGTGTTTGTTAATTTGCGTAGCAAGAACTGAAATAATTCTTGACGATATGTGTTTGGGAAACTCTATTGTTTCTCCATGATTAGATAGGAACAACACCTCAACATAAGTTAAAGTACATTGATCGAAATTTGGTTTATCCATTTTTTGTGCAATGGATTGAATAATTAATCCATGCTCTTGTCTTTGCTTACTTAAATCTGCATTCTCTTTTTGATTAGGAAAATTTATGATGTTTGTTTCTACTTTAATTTCCTGGTTCTGGTTTTTTTCTGTACTCATCTTTTAAATACTGTTGATACTCTTTATAAAATTCATCATCTTTTTCAAAAGTGGATCTACCATTTAGTTCTTGGTTTAACTTCCACTCCAAGTAACTCATCGGTATCAATTTCTTCCGACTTTGTTTTGTGCATGTCATGTGCTTGAACGATGTATGCTAGTGCATCATCATAACTATCCTCTTTAAATTTGTGAGTGGCTCTAATTAATTTGGCAGCAGCATAAAGTAATGGAACTTGCCAGCCTTCTATTTTTAAAACTAAATTTTTATCCAAGATTATGGACCAAGCAGCAGCAATCTTATTCATATTCTCTGCGAATGATCCATATTGATCTTGTCTGGAGTCTTCCAACTCCTTTAGGCGGTTATTAAGATTTTTTCTTGGCATCCTTACCTTTAAAATCCTCATGACCTTTTTGAACATAGAACTCAACAGTCTTTGACATACTTATTGGTAACTCAAATCTCTTTTGAGATAATTCCTCAAGCAACTGATAAGTCTTTATATTGATGGCAACACTTTTGAATTTATCTGGGTCCACTATGCCTCCAACTCACTTGGGTTGAAGCTTGTATCAGCAGCTCCAGCACCATTAGCTTCATCAGCAAGTTCAACTCTGTAGAAAGTATAAAATTCTGTACCTTCTGCCATTTTGCCTTTGCCGCTAGCTTTTTGTTTGTAAGCACCGAAACGATGTTTAACTCCATCAACAACAATAGTTCCTGACATATCGTATGATTGAGGAGATTTTTTATTTGTTACTATAAAAGCAGCTCCTAAATCTGGTCTGTCTTTTTTAGCTTCTGTATTAACTTGATCTGACATTATATTACTCCTTTGGTTTGCAGATTAGTTTTGAGTGATTTAAAATCTTCCATAAACGTAGTGTAGGCAATTGGATTTTTAATTTTCAATTCTCCTAACATTGATTTATTTTTAGATAACCATTCGTTGTAAGATCCTTTGTGAGACACAGCTTCTAAATCTTTTAAAGCTTGTTGGATCTTTTTGTCTTGCTGCACTATTGCAGCTGAAACTTCTTCAGCAGATGCAATTCCATCTGAAATAAAGCCAAGAAATGCAAGAGCTCTACCAGTAGCAGAGGTTTCGCAATTTTCTAAAGCAGAAGTTTGATTTATTCTTGATGCTGTTCTTTTTTCTTCAGCATGGCCTGTAGATACATGTTGACCATCAACATAAACATCTGCTTGCATTACTACAGTATTTGCATCAATGCTTACGATTTTAGTTACGATGTCTAATGCAGTTCCAAGAACTCTTCTTGCAACACCTACTCTTAATGCAACAGTAGCATAATTTTTTCCATGAATAGGTATTGTTTGTCCATCCAATGATTTTTTAAATTCATTAACAGCCAGGACTAGCTTATCTTTTATATCAGCCATATAGTTATTCCTCCTATAGTTAAAATTAAAAGAGCTGATAAAATTCTTCTCTTAATTTGTTTGTTACGATGGTCCAATTTTCTTTGGATATAAAAATCTTCTAAATTCATGATAGCTTCCATAATAGTTTAGCTTCTTTTAGTAATTCTGTTGGCATTCCATTCCATGCAAATGGATGATCTAGGTTCATGTCCATCATTCCAGCTGCTTCTTCTATAATTTCTTCTCTAGTTAAATGTTCAAACATTGCTAAAATTTTTTCTCTTCTTCTGAAGGTATTAAACATTATTTGTAAATTCTTTTTCATTCCATCCACTGTAAGATGTGGACAGTTAGTGCTATCAAAAATTACATAACCATCTTTTGTTGCGTAGAGTAAATAAACTGGAACTTTAAAATTAAAATGTGCCGCATAAGTTGCGACCTGGACACAGTGATTAAAGCTAGCGGTAGCTGGAACAGCTGAAACAAGAAAAGATCTGTTTCCATCCTTTTTTATTTTGCCAAGACGAGACCATTTAGTTTTTAGTTCAATAATCTTATGAGGAAAGGCATCTTGCGATGTCGGATTAGTCTCTGGGAGAGGTGTACCGAACTCATGATTATTGTTACTCATACCATAGTCAAAATCAATACGACCTACTGTAGGTAACAATGGAGCCGAAAATCCTTCCAGTCGATCAATTGATATTTGTCTTTCGCAAGTTACAGGACTTGCTACCGCTAGTTCTTTTAATCCAGATAAAGCATGATTAATTACTTCTGGAATTTCTTCTAAATATTTTTGTTTTTTATCGCTATCCTTTTCATCATTAGGAATATACTCTTTTAATTTTTCTATCTCCTCCTGGAGTGCTGCATCTTTTGTAATTTTTTCATTTGTAGTAGGTGCAACTTTTTTCTTTACTGGATGTAATTTATAAATTGTATCTGCATAAATTCTTTGAAGAACTTCTCCAACTATTTTACCAGCTTCCATAGCTGCATTAGATGGAAGTAATTCTCTTCTCATCTTTTGGTCCATAAATACATACTTGAATAACCAAGCTGCATCTGGAATTACAAATTGTGTTGGTGAAAAATGATTGATGTTTGTTTTTTGTGCGAAGAGAGGAAGAGTGTTTTGTAAAGCTGCCTCTAAAGGATCAGTATTTTTTTGTTCTGTTGATTTTATAATCATGTAAGGACATATAAGACCTCATAATAATATGTAAAACTATTTATGCGTTTTGGATAAACTTTAGATTACTACTTTAACGACTGCTTACGATTAGTATCAGTTTGATCGATTACTTCTTTTATAGGAGATTTGTTCCTAATTTGTTTTTCAAACCATAAAGCAATTAATGCTCTAGGATACTTAATTGTATCTCCAACTCTCCAATATGGAATATTGTTTGTATTAGAATTTCTCCATTTTTTTTGTGAACTTTCTGGAATGTCAAAATATTCTGCAATTTCTTTTGGTGTTGCAAATGCTTTTTTTACATTTTTAAAATCATCAAACATTATTTTTTACCACCAGTTATTGATTTCAATCTTCTAGTTTTTAAATCTAAATGTTTTTCTTTTTTAAATAATCTATTTAACATGCTGCTTTCATACTCATCTTTAACTTGCTCATTAATTTTTTGAGTTACTTTATTAATTTCATCCATCATTTTTTGCATTTGTTCTTCTTGTTCTTTTGCAATGATAGCAACTTTTTGTTGTTGTTCTTTAGAAACTTTTGCATGATGTTCAGCATACTTCATAGCTTCTTTTTTATATTCTTGTTCTACTGCTAATTCTTTTTTTAATTTTTCAATTTCCATTGATAACTGTTCTTCTCTTCTAATTAATTTTTCATCTGGTAGTGCACGTTTTAAATGTGTTCTATCAACAACAGCTTCTGGATTTAATAAAACAATTACTGGTGCGATAAATGTAGGTTTAAAATCTTTTAAGATAAATTTATTTTGATTATCAACATAAGGATCTGGGTTAATTAAATTACTCTTACCTCTTATCTCTTCATAAGTTCCAAAATAATAATGTGTTTCTGTATCGTTAGAAAATTCTGGTGGACCAACTGGTATCTCAACACCAACTACACATAATTGATTTAGATAATTTTGTTCTTTGTTTTCTGCTCTGTAATAAAAAGCAACTTTGTTATGATACATAGATCCTCTTGCAACAACTTTAATTGCTTTAATATCATTTCTGTAAATATCTCTTGGAACAACTACAACTTCTAAATCTTTTTCATTAGCTTTATAACTAAACAATCTGCCTGGTGCATAATCTTCTTCAAGTTCTGTGCTTTTTAATAAATCACACTTGCTCCAAATTGGAATTGATTTTTTTTCAAACATTAAATCAACTGGATCGCATTGTAATTTTTCAGCATACTCTATTGCTAGCTCTCTTGATATTTCTCTACCACCACTCACATGATGATATAAAGATGGTGCTTTAATTCCAGTTTGTTCAGCAAAGCTTCTAGCAGTCAAACCAGTATTTTGAATTGCTCTTCCAAGTAATGTTCCTGGTGGTGTTGCAATATTATTAAGATTTAAAAATTTTGAATTTCTAAATTTTTCAACAAACTCATTGTGCATTTTAGCTCTTTTGGCTTCATTCTTTTTTCTATCAATAATTTCTACTGCTCTTTTAAAAACAGCATCTTCTTCTCCATATAAATGAAGTTGTTTTCTATTATCTTTTGCTGCTTGTCCAGGTCTTGCTTTATAAATAAATAAAACATCTGCCATTGGAGTTCCTAATAATCCTCTAGGTGCAGTTCTTACGATTGCGTAATCTTGTAACTCTGAAACAGAAGTCCAATCTCCAATTTTTTTTTCTTCTACTTTTTGCATTTAAAATTAAATCTTTCAATTATTTTCATAAATTTTTTGTATATTAAAATGTTATGACCATAAAATTCTTTGATTAACCTTTCTGATGGTCTTATGCTAACAATTTTTCTATTTAGTAAAACTGTATTGTGTGGGTCTAAAACAACAAAACTGCCATTTGCTAAACAATCTTTTAATATTTTTTCAACATGACGATCTGATTTTCGAATATACTTTTTTAATCTTTCTAAATAAATTGGCTCTTTTTTTGAAGAGAAATAAATAATGTAGTTTAAAATATTCCATCTAAACGGATCTTGAATAAAATATTTCATCAACGGAAATTGTTTAAATGAGTTTATAAAAGTTAATTGAGTTCTTGCAAAGTTAGTTGCTAATTCAAAAGATTTTTGTAAATCTAAATCAACACCAATTTCTTGAAAGTTTTCTCTAGAATTATTTACAACATTATTGGCTCTTCTCTCAAAAATTTGTTTCTTTAAATTGTAATTATTTACAATATTATTGGCTCTTCTCTCAAAAATTTGTTTCTTGGTATTGTTCACTTCTCCTTCTTTCTTCCGCTATCGTTATAATATAAACATAGTGTGCAATTAAAATATCGAAAGTTTTTCGGTAAAAACCAGTCAATAACTCTAATTTTACTAGATTGTAAATTATTCATATTATTATCTTATATAATTACACAACCTAAAAAAGTAAAGGAGTTTATCCAAATCGCATAAATTTAGTTGACAACTTATCTGGGTAAATTATTGAGGTTTTATGGCTAGAAATGAGCAATATCCAGGAGTTTTAAAGACACCTTACTCAATATGGCATAGAAATCAGCATAACGGCATAGCTTATTCAGATATTGATAAAATTAGCCAATGTCCAGCATGTGGAAAAGCCTTATTTTTAGCGGATTTAATCTTCAATGCCAATGACCAGTATAAAACGAAGCCTTTTTATACAAAGAGAATTTACCTGGAAATTGCAACAGCTCTACAAATACCTTTTTTTGAATTGTATTACACAACAGAAGGCAGAACAGATAATGGTCTATTAGAGAGCCTCTCTGTTCGAAGAATAGCACCAACAAAGAAAGATCTAGCTCACATAACTTTAGATGAATGGCTTCAGTATTTAGAATTTAAGGTCCAGGAACATAGCAAGGTTTGCCAATCAAAAGAATATTTACTTAAAAGAATTACTGAAGATAACGAACACAATAAAAATTTTGTAAGGAGGAATAACTATGTCAAAGTTTTATCTAACAGATCCTAATATTATTAATGCAGCATTGACTGATAAAGAATTTAGAATTTATCACTATTGTTGTTCAAACTATAATGTTCAAAAAAGATCTGCTTATATAAGAATTGTAGATATAGCTGGCTTATTCCAATTAACTAAAAAAGAAGTTGAAGAGCTGCTAATTAAATTAAGTCAAATAAAGGTCAACGATTTGCCATTAATTAGTATGAAACAAGAGAAGTTTATTTCTTTTGATATGCCAAGTCATAAAAAATTTATAGAAAGTTTAGGTTTTAAAAAATATTCAAATCAAGGATTTAGAACTTTAAATGGTCATTTTAAACAGATCCAGGAAGCACAACAAAATATAGTTAGAGAATACATTTATCCAACATTGGACCAGTATGAGCTCCTGGACAAGCTAGAAGATTTGCCAACAGAAGAACTAAAAAAAATTAAACCAAGTCAATTAATGTATCCATGGGTATTAAAAAATGTCATCAAAAATAGACCATGAAATTAAACAGTATCTTTTTGTAAGAACTAACATAATTAATATTCTTGCAGATGCTGCTGTTGCAGAAAGGTTTATAAGAAAACCAAATAACAAAAGATGTCCAAGTATGTATCAAATGCTTGAGACTTATTATGACAAAAAAGACTGGGGTTACTATGCAGAGCCTAAATTAAAATTAAGAGGCACTCCAAAACAAATGCAAAATTATGATACAGCAATAGATCTGCTATTGATGATTGATACAGATATAGATGAAGATCCAGTGTTGATGCGTAAGATCTCCTGGATGAGAGCTAACAGAAACAAATGGACTGTCATTGGAAAGTATTTTGGTATCCATAGAACTAGTGTTAAGCGAATGTATGATAGAGTATTAGATAAACTATCAAATAAAGTTATTGCACAAAGTGTTGACATACTAGTCAAAAAGTTTAGTTAATTAACTTATCCTCAAGATATTTTTATAAAATAAATCACATAAGACAAAATATTAAAACATCATAGTTGAAAACTTATCTATGAGCTGTAAAATAATAAGAACTGTTTTCAAACAGAATAAGATTAGCTGTTGGAACTATTTTTTTTTCTCTTTTTTTTTTCATACAGATATTAGTTACAATGAAATTTAAACTGCCTTGCGAAACATTAACTAAACAAGGTAAGAGACCTTGCAGAGCTCCAGGCATATTAATGAAGAATGGTAGAATACGATGCAAAGTGCATGGTGGTTATTCTACTGGTCCTAAAACAAAAGAAGGCAAAGCAAGATCTGCCAATAATATTATTAAATATAATGACCAAAGAGCTAGTAATAAACGACAAATTAACGACTAAAATTTGCACAGAATTAATGAATGGCATTCCTCTTGCTAGACTTGCAAGACAAAAGGATATGCCAAGCTTAACCAGAATTTACAAAGAGATTACAAATAACAAATCATTCCTTGAAAAGATAAA